TTCCTTTTTGCCCGGTTTGCGACCGAACTCTTTTTCAATCGCTTCGGCCTTCTCCGCCACCTTGCGGTTGAGCACGCTGGCGGGCAGCATCTTGCTCTCGCTCATATAGCGCATCACCCATTGGCCACCAACGCTTTCGGCCAGCAGACCATGCTCTTCGCCACGCGGTGGCACCCAGCCGGAAGACTTTTCCTGCGTCGCTCCACAGGGGGTGAAAGGCGTCTTTTGCAGCGCTTCTTCCAGTGCGGCGAGAGCAAGCCCAGCATTACTGGCGATGCGGTAGATGATCAGATTTTTGAACATGGGATCAGTGGAGTGGGAGTGTCTTGGCGGTTGGGGATGCGGCGATCAGGATCTGCAGGGTGCGCTCGCGCCACGTGGAATGGCCCAGCAGGTGCTGGATTGCGTTGGCCACACTTCAGGCTTGGGGTGTACGCGCGTGAGCTGGACCGTCAGGATTTGCAGGGCGTTGGTATAGGCGCGTGTCTTGGTCACATCCCATGCCTGCCATTCGGGGGGCATGCGTGCTGTGAGCGCCTGCTGAGCTTCCTGAGCCTTCTGCAGAAACTGCTGCAGCGCCTTGCCTGCAGCGGCTCCAGCGTTGGCAGCCTCTTCGCTGAGCGGCTTGGCCTGCTTGCGCAACTGGAAGGCGTCAACCTTCAGCGGCGCGGCCTTGGCGCGTTTGCGCAGATCGGCAGCGGCCTCCCGCTTCTCCAGCTGGCGCCCGCGGTACGTCGCGTATTGGTGGTGCAGATTGACGGCCGCATGGCCTGGGTGGATTGCTTCAGTCATGAGGGATCCAATCAACAGGGGTCAGATGGGCACGCCGGCCATAAGCCCAGCCGCAGCAACGCTCAAGGCGCAGATGCCGGACCAGGTGAAGAGGTGAAACAGGGCTTTCATGGCAGCTCCCGCAGGCACTCGGCGGTGGTGCTGTCGACCCAGACGCCAGCGAAGCCGGGCGGGCATGCTTGGGCCGGCACGGCGGCGGGTTGGCTGCCGGCTTCGGGCGGCGGCTCGGTGTAGCTGGTGCCCGCAACAGCGCTCAGGCCAAAAGCCAGGGCTGCAGCAAGCACCCAGGGCAGGGCGGCTTTGAGCATTGTGGACTCCTGAAAAGAAAAAGCCCGCTAGGTGCGGGCTTGGGGTTCTGAAAGATCGGTAGCGGCCGGCGGCGGGGTGGCTGGCGCTGGTGTCGCGGCTGCAGCTACAACTCTGCGCTTGGCCTCCTGCTGGCGGATCAGGCGCAGCTCCTCCTGTTCTTCAGCCCAGGATCTGGGTTCGTAGGCGCTCTGGCCATTGCCGCGCCGGCGTGAATAACTCATTGGGGTCCTCGCTTTCGGAAGGCTTTTGATAGGCGCAACCCCTCTACTGCGTGGCCTCGCTTGAGCAGTGCACGGCAGATGAGGGCTTGTTCGTGGTGGCTGGAGCCCGCTTGGCGTGTCAGGCCTAGGTAGCTGTTGCCGCTGGCGAATACATCGCTGGGCGGCATGGTCTCCAGCCGGGTCAACGATTGCTGCAGCGTGCGCGGCCTGGTGGTGCGCCGCCACGGCTTTATCACCTGGCCAACGTAGTCAATGCCGCGGCTGATCGGCTGCAGCACGGTCTTGCGTGGGTTCAGGGCTAGGCCCAGCCCGGGCAGGAAGCTGTCGATGCTGGCCTTGGCCGCGTTGAGCCACTGTGGCGACTCATGCAGCAGCACCATGTCATCGACATAGCGTGTGTAGTGCCTGGCGCCGATCCGGTGCTTGATGTGCTGGTCCAGCTCATTGAGCAGGACATTGGCAAAGAACTGGCTGCTCAGGTTGCCGATGGGCAGGCCTGAATACCGCCCAGCGTTCGCCAGCCGCTTGTGCACCGGTACGGCCGCCAGGGTCTCGGCGCTACCTTGCAGCTCATAGTCTTGTCGTGGATCGTGGAAAAGGACAACCTTGCACAGGCCGCGCCACCAGCGCTCTGTGATCTGCTTCATCAGCAGTGGCCACAGCACGCGCTTATCGATGCTCACAAAGAAGTTGGCCAGGTCGCACTTCAGGTAGAAGCCCGGCTTGGACCAGTTCTGCGTTTGGCTGCGCACCTTGGCCTCCAGGCGCCGGGCGGCGTACAGCGTGCCGCGCCCTGGGATGCATGCGCAGGAGTCGGCAATGAACCGGCGGTGGAAGCGATCGGCCACTTGGTTGTAAAGCAGGTGGTGCACGATCCGGTCCCGAAACTCAGCAGCCCAGACCTCTCGCGGCCGTGGGCGACTGATGGCAAAGCAGATGGATCGGCCTGGGCGGTAGCTGCCCGAGGCGAGCTCTTCATGCAACGCCAGAAGGTTGCGCTCCAGGCCCTGCTCAAAGCGCAGGGCACTGGCTGTGGTCCGCTTGTGCTGGCGGCAGTCAAAGTAGGCCTGCACCAGTTTCTCGAGCGAGTAGCCAGAATCCATAGAAACTCCCGGTGGAATTTGCGGACGGGGCGAACACGGAACTCGTTGTTCCGGTTGTTGTTGTTCGTGTTGCCGTTCTCGAAGTCGACAGCCCAGGTGCGTCGAACAGATCACGTCGGCCCGCAGAATGGCTCAGCGGGCAAACTGCGCGGGATCACTACCGCTGCTGCGGCCGATATCCCTCATGCGCCTTTCGGTGGGCTTGTGGCCCAGCGGTTCGACCAGATTCCAAAGCGCCATGACCGACCTGTCGTGACAAGCCGGTAGCGGGCGCGCGTTCCGAGTGTTTCAGCCAGCCTGTGGCCTGCTTGCCGATCCCTTCGGTCAAGGCGATGGCGCGGGCGTACTGAGGGCGCGAGATCAACCGCAGATCTACAGCCAGGCGCAGCGACAGATTCACGGCCTCCACTTCCTGGCGCATGCGGCGCAGGACGGGAGGCTTATCGTCCGTGGTGTTGGCTTCGTAGGTGCGCATGACCAGTGCCATGCATCGCCGACGAAGCTCTGCGCCGAAGTCGGCCTTGTAGTTCCTTGGCATGTTGGCCACCAGCGAAGTGACCACCTTGGTCAGCTCGTAGGTTGCCTTGTAGATCTCGGTGTCAGTGTGAAGCGCCATGCCGGGGCGGGCTACGCCCGCAAATGGTTAAAGGGATGAATCGGGAAAGCTGCGGACGGGGCGAACACGGAACTCGTTGCGCCGGTCGCCGCTGCCCGTGAGGCCGCCCTCGAAGCAGACAGCCCAGGGCCAGTTGTCGCTGTCCACAGTGCGCGACCAGTAGATGCTGTCGCTGCCTTCTTGCACAAAGTGCTCGCGGGCGTTGATCCAGGCCAGCATCAGGTCTTCCTGGTCCGGTGCACGCCAGTCGTTGTGACCGTTGATTTCTGCGGGGATGCTGGCGGCGATGTGCTTGAACGCCACGCCCTTGGCGTCGTGCTCGGTACCGCCGGGGATGACGATGTGGTGCACCTGGCCGTCGATGAGGCGGCTGCCGATGTAGATGCCGCCCTGTTCGGGCCAGGGCTGATTGATTGCGGGGATGGTGCGCATAGCTTGCTCCGGTGGTGGATTGGATGAAATGACTGAATGGATCAGTAGATGAATCTGCGGACGGGGCGAACACGGAACTCGACGGTCCCGGCGGAGGCGGTGCTCGTGCGGCCGTGCTCGAAGCCGACAGCCCAGGCATAGCTCTCAGTGCGCGGCGTGCTGCTCCAGTACCAGCTGTCGGCACCAAACAGGTGGGGAACGTTGGCGGCTGCCAGTTGCAGCTCGCGGCGCGCTGGCAGGTAGAAGTCCTGGTGGTCGTCACCGGTGTGGCCGGCGGCCAGCTTTGCGGCGGGGTGCGCTTCGCCCAGCGCCTGGGTGTTGGCCAGGCCATCCCACTGCGACAGATTGAGCTCGCCTTCCGGCCCCCACTTGGCGCGGCCCACGTCCTGGGCTGTGCCGCAGTCGGCGACGATCAATCCGTAAACCGTTCCGTCGTCACCGCGCATGTCGCCGGCATAGAAGCCGCCTTGGGCAGGCCAGTAATCGCCGATAGCGGGTCGGCCGGCGGGTTCTGCTGAAGCGGCAGGAGCTTCGTCGTCGCGGCCAGCCAAGCAGGCCTGCACCAGGGCCAGACCCAGGCTGGGAATGCCCGCGGGCGCTGCAGCGCCGATGTGGATGTGGACGGTGGGTTTCTCGATGTGGATCTTCGGCATGGCGCCCTCTGGTGGTGGAAAAAGAAACCCACCGTGCTTGCGCAGGGCGGGTGGTGGGTAAAAAAGTGCCGGTGCCATTGCTGGCATGCCTGGGGAAGCAAAAGAGAGGGAGGGAGGAGACGACCCTGGCCCGGCTGAAAAGGGTTGATGGCTGCTGTGTGCGCCCCGGCTTGATTCACGCAGTTGGAGGGAGTCGACTTTCACGCCTGGCCGGTGGGCAACTACCGGTCCCGATTTGCCATCAAGAAAGCCTCGGGGCTTGCTTCATGGCCCTGCATGCGCTGCAGGCGGCGGCGTTTTGTGCCCGCGTGGCTCTATCCCTTACACGTCGTTCTCCAATCTGATGAATCCCCTGCTGGCCGGGGTTGGCAGATCACTATCTGCGCCGTGTGCTGCTCGGCAGAGGCAGCTTCCCTTTGGAAATGTCCCAGGCACTTACCCCTGCCCGGGCCGCGCGCCGATCACGGGTCGCTGGGGTCGCTTCAAACCGCAGCGCTCTCAGTGAAAGCGCTCTGGTTTGCTCCCGGCCCTTGCCGGGTTAGCTGGCATCTCCCCACTTGCGCGGGCTCCAGCTAGGTGAGGCGCAACCCGGAAATTCAACGGACGCACCACCTGTTGACTGACCCGAGGGCCAGCCCGTCTCTTTCTTTTTAAAGACCCGAGGTGCTGGCTCGATCACTTTGCACCCATCGCGTCTGCAACTCCTGTCTGCGCTCCCTTGGGAGCTAACCCCGCCTTTGCGTCCTGTCGGCTGCGGCCCCGTATCGCTGGGCCTGAGGTGTTTCGCGGTATGTTGCTGCGATGGGTGTACTTTATAAATACCTAAAGGTAAAGTCAAGAAAAAACTAAAGATCATTCTAAATTTCTTTAGAAATAAGTAGACAGGAGGAGCGCTCAAAGAAGGCGCAGCCCGCAGAGAGAGGGGGGCGAGGAGCTTTAGTGGCTGGGCGCAGACGGCGAACAAAAAAGCCCCGGCATGCGGGGCTAACCTCTCAATGCGAGAGGAGGGAGAACAGGAGACGCTCACATTGTGCGTCGGCCCCGCAGCCTCAGTGGTCCATTGATCGCGCGCGGGGTGTCGGCCTACATGGTGTCAGGCGCGCGGAGGCACGACATGAAAAAGCCCGCACAAGGCGGGCTAGAGCGGGGGCAACTATCGGGGAGTCAATGCTTCGTATGCGAAGGAGCGAGCCCACTGGGGCCGCTTAGACCAATTTGGCGCGCAATCTTCTCAATTGCTGCAGTCTCATCGTCGCGAAAAAATGAAACGCTGTCCAACCGGTTGCTCGCCCGGCGCATCAGTTTATGGGTGACAGGTGGCTTTTCAGTTTCACAAAGCATTGAAATTTTGACTGAACAGCTCTTGAGTTGGGCTTCTAGCCAAGCAGACACCGCCTCACTTACATGGCCTTCTGTTGTCCCAAGGTAGACGGCTGCTGCCGCTCCCGTAGCTTTTGATCGGATCACAATGTCGGCAGAGTAATCCGCCAATTCGGGGTCGGGTGGTGCGTCAAACTCTATGTCGGCGACAGCAGCAAGAAGGCTGGAGATTGCGGCCTTTGCGTCATCCTTGAACGTGTTTTCAACCACATCCGTGCGCAGTAGTTGTAGATCCTGAACACGCAAAAGCATGGCAACGAATTGCACTGCCGCTGCAGGAATGTCTCGCGCGGGCATAAAGCTGGAACATATCTCCATCGAATCCGAGTCGTACTCGGCACCATACTCGTCCAGTAACGCGCGAAACTCTTTAGCTCGAGTCCCCGTCTCCAGGTTGGCGCCGCTAGCCTCGATCATAGGAACAAGGAGTCCTGCGTCTTCTAGACGGAAGTCATCGCTGTCACTTGACTTGACAACGTAGAACCCCAGCAAGTCGCCATCTTGCATAGCAAAAGGCGTTTGCACAGCTAAGCCTGCAGGTACATCGCGCACGATGATCTGCCCGCAGAACGCATTGCAAATATCATCTTTTGTCATAGGTCAAGCAGGAACTGAGCAGGCTTCGGACGCCGTAGCTGTGGAAGATTGAAGTGTAGACCTGTCAGGTCTAGCGCATCAACATCATTGTCTGGACAAGTGTGGCTTCGGTGATGGCTGCCTGTTGCAGGACAACGGATGATCCCATCGTATTTAGTTCTACCTAGGGCTGAGGCGGACGTCTCCGAGCAGCAAGCGTGAAGGTGAACGCCGGGATGTGTGCTGTGGTTCTCCAGTCTGGCGAGCATCAAATTTTCCAAGCCAACCTTCTGGAACAAAAAGGCGGAGAAATTACGCTTTCCTGAATGATAGGAGACGAGAATCCGGAACTCCGCAGGTGCGCTCTCTACTCGCAACAAGCACCATCGAAAGCCAGTCCCAAAGCGAAGTGGCCGCTTCAGGTTTACGGTGTTAGGGCCTGTCTTTGGCATCTTGCCATCGTGCCATGCGCCAATTTCCGCCACCTTTTTGTCCAAAAGGCGGTACGCATGGAATGCGTGAGTTCCGCTCAATTCAGTTCCCCCGATTTATTCTCTAGCGACACAGTCGATAGTTCAAAACACCATCGAGTCCGGTCCGACAGACCCTGCAACGCGGGCAATTGTCTCAATCTCCGATCGAGAGATGGTCATGGGCGCATAGCCGTTGTTGATGCTAAGCAACTGGACCTCATCGTCACGCATCCAATTGAGCTGTTTGAGCAGGCATTTCCCGTTGGTCAGTTTCACCACGACGTCCCGGCCTGGCTGCGCTTCGACGCTGGGCGTCACGATCACAAACTCGCCGGCGCGGTAGCGCGGGTGCATGGAGTCGCCCTTGATGCGGAGGGCGTGCGCCTGTGGGTCGCTGGTCCAGTAGTCCACCCAGCCATCTATGCCGTTGTCCTGCAGCAAGTACCCATCGTCGCCGCCCTTCACGGTCCCAGTGATGGGCACGCGTCTCGCTTTCTTGAGCTCTGGGGCTGCCGCGACGTTGGATTCATGGGTCTCCTGCGGGGCGGCGAAGCCTTCTTCGAAATAGCGATCACCTAGACGCAACTCGCTGGCAATGTTCTTTGCCGACCTCTCCCCGAAGCTCTGATCAGGTTTGAGCAACTGGGACACGCGGCCCTCAGTCAGGCCGCAGGCGATGGCAAACGCGGCTTGGCTTCCCTTGTAGGCGGGGGAGTCGATGAGCGCGCGCAGGCGCGCCTTGCGGTGTTGGGTCAGATCGTCCATGTTTAGTAAATAGTAAACAATCCGGCTTTAGAAAAATATTGACCATGTCTTTAGATTGATCTAAAGTAACTGCATGGAACTTAAGACTTGGCTAAATGCAGAACGCGGCCGCGCATCGGCTCTTGCGCAGCACTTAGGGGTGTCGCAAGGACGAATTACGCAGATGGCTGACGAAGGGGTGCCGACCAAGCATATGCGCAGGGTCCGGGACTTCACGAAGCAAATCGTCACCCTTGAATCGATGGTCGTTGCGAAAGAACGCCAAGCGGCAGCAATCCAGCCTTCCTCCAAGGCGAGCAATGGCTGATCAGCTTGCTGCCACCCTTCGCAGCGCTGATAGCAAGAGCCGGTGTTCTTCCATTTCGCGCTGTGCTTCTTCCAGCATTCCGGCTGAACAGCCCGAGGCAGCAAGCATGTCTAGTGCTTGTTCGCTCAAGGCGATGTGTCGCGCCTGGGCTCCCTTGAGCTGTTCCGCGTTCAAGCACGGCCGCAATGCTTCCAGCAATACGCGGATTGCTTCGTCCGTTGGCTCTTTCACTTTCATGGCCTGTTCCCCTGGTTGCGGTGGAGATACCAGCATATCCCAGGGAGTGGCGGGCACCTTTTTCTCGATTCTGACGCGCAGTTGTTTGCATGCAGTCAGTGTCTTTTCAAGCGGCATGGCCCGCAACGTCCAATTTCACCAGGGAGCAGACAAATGATGTGGCTCGACGCACTGCGCACGGCAGTGAACCAATACCCCGGAGGCCGCACCGCGATTGCG